CTAGGTAATACTGGTTCTACAGGCGTATTAGCAGTTCCTACTCTTGTAGGTTCTACAGTTATTTCTACATTTTTTAAGTCAGGTTTTTTGTTTATTTCTGTTGGATTATTTTTAACTATTGTGTCCTCTGACAAAGTTTTCTTTGCTACTTGTTCTTCTGGAATCAATCGGCCTTGTCCTTTCGGTAAACTCTCTTCTGTAATAGCATTTTTAATTTTTCTAATATTTCCCTGCACGACAGTAGCTGCCCTGGTGTTGCCTTTTACTTGTTTAGCTAACTCATTAATTACATCATTTAGTGGTCCACTTAAATTTGCAAGCCTATTAAATATTTGTTCTCCCTGCAATGATTCATTTTTTGCAGCCCTACTTGCATCAACATCTATAATATTCCCTACACTTTCTAGTGTTCCAGCTTTTTTAGCATTAGCAGCTACAGCTAGTGCGTTTATTTCTGACCTTAATTGCTGCCTAATTGCAATTCGTATATTTAATATATTTTCAAAATTGGTAGTAATAAGTTTATCGAAACCAGGTAAAGGCAATGCGTTAGGATCTACGCCTTCACTAACTTTTGCAAATTGTGCAATGCTTGCAGCTTCTGCTGTTTTACCAGCACTCCAACCTTTTTTCTTTGCAGCTTTTGCAAGATCAAACATTACTTGATCTGGAGCATTACTGCTACCAATAGCTACGCCCATATCTTCTGTCATTTTTCCTATGGCAACTTGGTCAAATAATGATGCTGGTAACTTCGACAAAGGTATAGCTTTTCTCATTACTACACCGCTAGGGCTTATACCTTGTTCTATCATTTCTCCTGCGCCCATTTTTGTTTCTCTAATTATCTTTGCTGCATCAATTCCTGTGCCATTACCTTCTGCAATATTCTGCATAGCACCTTTTACTCTTGCAGTTGCTTCATCTGGAGCATCAAGATACCTAACGTTTATAGTTGGTATTTGATGTCGCTTTGCTGCTGCTAACCTGTTATGTCCATTAACAACATAAGTTTTGCCGTCAGCTGGATCTCTCCATACACTTACAACACCAGCTAAATCAGTATTGTATTTAGTTATTTTTGTTAGAGATCCGCTTTGTCCAGTTGGTGTTTGCCCTGCCTGTTTAAATTGAAATCTTCGTGGATTAACTGCAATTTCATTTACTCCAATAGTTGCAAGTTCTGAGCTAGGTACAGGTTGCAAGTCTAAACTTTTTGTTTCATCTATACCTCCTGTTGACTCAGCTATAAACTTTTGCCTAGATGCTTTTACTTCTAAATTTTTTCTTGACTGCTCTAATTCATTTAATGCGTCATTAAATTCTATTTCACTTTGATCTATGCCATCTGTGTTAAGTTGCTGTCCGCTAGTACCTGGAAAATCTTTTGCCTTCTGTATTTTATCTTGTTCCTGGATAATCTCTACAGCTTGTTCTGTTGCTGATTTTTTCTCTCTGCCTGTAAGTTTTGCTATTCCTACTTCTGCTGTCTCTTGATCTGTAAGTTCTTTTAGAGGATTTTTTATACCTCTTGCTGCATTTCCTTTTTTAGCAACCTTTGCACCTTTAGTAAAATAATCCGCAATAGCGTCAAACATTATTAAGGTTTCTCTTTTGCCTCCTCCTAGCTGCTCTAGTGAGCCTCCTAATAATGGACCAGCTATAAGTGTGCCTACTACTCCATTCTTTAGTCTTGCTTCTGCTAACGTATCATCTTCTGTAACTGCAAACTCATTTAATAAATTTTTTAATTTTCCATCAGGTACAGCACTAGCAAGCAAGTTAACCATGTTGCCATCCCAAGGATCTTCTATAGCAAAGTCATTTATCGCTCCAGGAAGCCAACCTTCTTGCGCACCTCGTATAAATCTACCTTGCGTTCTATCAAAGAAACCTTTTACTCCAGGTGCTTTGCTTGCAAGTTTAGTTTTCATTCTTGTTTTAAATAAAGGCACTTGCGGTACTTTTACACCTTTAGCTTTTAATCCTTTAGCAATTATTGCAAATTGACCTATTGAAGCCAACAACCCACCAATCATGTGTTCTGCATTATTCTGCGCAACATTGTCAAATGGCTTACCTAAGAAAGGTATATCTGCATCTGGGTTATCAAAGGTAGTAGGTTGCATATTAAATGCTTTACCTATTATTCCTGGTTCAGCTTCTTTAGGTTTGTTAGTAAAAAAATCTCTACCTGTAATAGTTTCGTATAAATTTCCACCTGACATTACATTTGTTAATGCGTCAGTAGGGTTATATGTAGCTAATTCATCGTAGACAGAATCATATAAATTTTGCACAAAGTCTCTACCAGCTTGTCCAAATGTTCTGCCTACAGATGCACCTAAATCAAAATCTCCACCCTCTTGGAAACCTTCCTTTGGTTCTTTAGATATTGTTCCTTCTGGAGCAACGTAACGAGTTTTAATTTCTCCGTTCTCGTCTTTATATTCTTCAAAAGGCATGATTAGTTAGATAGTGAATTTAGAGCTTCTTGGGCAGCTGGCAAGTACTTTTTATAGGCACCTGTTCTGTAAACTGTCCATGCACGGAAGCCTTGCATATCATAGATATACTTAGCTGCTTGACCATTAACTATTGGATCGAACAGCTGCTCATTTGAGTCTAACGCAAGTTGGCCTCTGCGCTCCTCTCCCATCATAAATCCAGGTCGATCTAACATATTTATCTGCCATAATCCGTAGCTGTTATCATCTCCTTCTGTGTTATGTGCGTGTGGTCTACCACTAGATTCTGCCATTCCTATAGCTGCCATAACTACTGCTTCATCTTCCGTAAAATCAGAAGTAAGTGCAATCTTTAACATACTTGGAATTGTTTGCGTACCTTCAGCAGGGATGTAGTTATAAGGATTATTGTTAACTTCTCCTGCCATGACAGATCCACCAAGCAATAGTTCGACAGGGAGCATTGCAATTTTTTGTATAAAGCTAGGAGGCTTTGGTGTGTTGGTATTTATCTTTGAGTATTTTTTATTGAATCCATCAATGTCATTTATCATTGTTTCTGATAAGGGAATGTCATATTTAAATAATTGATTATTAAAAAATTGATATGGAGTTACACCATTGTATTTTTTTAATGCTCTCAACATTTTCTTAACGTCTTTGTCGATGCCATCTATTCCATTCGTATTCCAATCATCTAATAATTTTTCTAAATCTTCTTTAGGTAACATAGGTATTTCGCTTTTATACATAGTTACTAATTGTGTCGCTTCTTTTTTATCAATTTTCCCTTTTTGTTCTACGCCAATCATTCTATTTTTAAAATCATCTATTGAGTCAAATGCTTTTGGTATTTCTCCGTCTAAGTTTTTACTTTGATACTTACTAACTAAACCAAAATCAGTTTCTTGGAAGAATTTAGTAAGTTCTGTATTAATAACTTGTGTGCTTTTATTATTCTTCAATCCTTCTTCTATTATTTTATTTGCACCATCCGTCATTTTTTGCTCTGCGTTACTAAGTTCTAGCTGTTCTTCTAAAATAAATTCTGATCCTCCAGGAGAGTCAGAAGAATAGAAATAACCTTTACCTCTAGAACTAGCAAACTTATCTAAGTTTGTTTTAATAATGTCTGCTGCAAATTCTTGGTTTGGTTTTGCTATTTCACTAACAATAGTATTGGTTCTGTTAATAAGGTTCATACCAACATTCACGTCTATTGCACCTGATTCCATAAGTTTGTTCACCTTATCCCTAAATGCAACTGCTTTCTGTGGATTAAGAAATACTTGTGTATATTCTTTCCCTAACTGTGTTGAAAGTAATTTTCTTTCTGGTCCAAATAGTAAACCATCACTTGTCACTATCTTTTTGTTTGCATAGGTTAATACTTCTTCCTGGAATCTAATAGGTACGCTAGATATTATTTGGTTCTTTCTTTCTTCAAATGTTTGTTTTATTTTAGTTAGTTCTGTTTGTACTTTGTCAGAAGCAAATCCACCATCTATCTTCCCTGCCATTTCATCTATCTTTTTTAACTCAGGTAATATTTCTTCTGTAAACATTTTATCTATAGCATTGTTGCCTAACTGTACCTTTGTTGTTTTTTGTTGATTTCTAGCGTTAGCAAGTTCTGTATTGTATTTATATTTAGTATTAGCTTCCCAACCAGGTTCAAAACTTTTATGCCAAAGTAATTTTGGATTTATTATTTCTTGTTCAAATGTAGGAGAATTTTTATCAGTATCTTTTATTAACCTATCTTCTTTCTTGCCTGTCATTATTTTTAACCAGGGTTCAAATGCCTCATCTGCCTCTAGAAATACACCTGTCTCTTGTCCTCTAATAAACAATGCTTGCTTCCATTGTGTTATTAATTTTTCTATAAATTTATCTCTTTCCTCTTTCGTTCTGTATATCTGCATAAAGCGAGAATCATCTAATATTCCGTTAAGACCTTTCACTACATCATCTATATTATTTTTATCAAGATGTATTGCTGCATAACCATCTACTTGTACTAACGATTCTTTTTCATATACCTCTTTGTTGTACGCTATAACTGCTTTTTCCTGCCTGTTTATATCATTTGCATAGGCAGATAAAACAGTAGCAGATACTTCTTTACCTTCTTTATCTGTAAGAGGAATCACTCCACCGCTTCCATCTCCATATACTGCATTTTGCCTCCATGCAAGATAAGCAGGATCGTCAGGTCTTAACGAACTTAATGGCACTTCTATGCCATTTTTTATTACCATTGCACCGCCAGCTTTACTAGATAATGTTGCAGCGTTTGCCTGTATATGTACTATTTTGTTTTGTGACTGTAAGTGCGGTATTAATATGTTATTTCTTGAATCTATGTAATTAAGATTCTTTTCTGCTGCTTTCTTTTCATCAATGGTTGCATTAGTATCTTCTACTATTTTTTGTAAATCTGCCCTGGTATCTTGCAATATTTCTACAGCAGATTTCTTACTGCCAAAGTTTTGTAGCGCAAGGCTTTTACTGTAATCTTTTGCTTTCGTATCTATTTGCTTTTCTCTTTTAGCGTATAAAGTACCAAAGTTTTGCAGCTGATTACTGAATTGGCCTAGTGAGTTAGCTAGGTTTTGTAAGTCTTTACTGTTATCAGTCATCACACTCATGTCAGCAAATCTTCCAAGCTGTACTTGAGGTGCGTTCATTCTCTCTACTTGCTGGTAGGTATCGACAATAGGAGCAGATACTTTTAGTCCTGGAGGAGTAAGACCCTTAGTAGCAATGGTTGCGTCAACACCATACTGACTTAGTAATCTTCTTGATGTCTTACGGCTGCTATCGCCTGATGATTTGCCTAAAGAAATTGCCATTACTGATTTTGCATAATGTTGTAGTTAACACCAGCATTTACACCACTCATAATGCCAGCACCTATAGAGAATGGGCTTAGACTTACATTAGGTCTAGGTACAGGTTTCATAGGATCGAGAATAGTTTTCTTAAGATATGGAGATATGCTTGCAATTCTACTTGCACGTTCTGAAATAAATCCTCTCTTCTCTGACTGTACTCCACCTGTAGCAAAAGCCAAGTTCGTATCTGTGTAATAATCGTATTTACCTAATTCTCTGTTTACATCTGCAAGTAAATTAGCAACATTAGCTCCTGCTCTACCTGTCGCTAGTATTGCACCTTTTTGTCTCTTAGCTTCTAAATCTGCTTCTCTTGTTTCTTGTGCTGCTTTTTGTTGTAACTGTCTTATCTTTAAGTTTGCATCATTCATCTTATTTGCTTCTGCTATCAATGCTAGTTCTTGATTTTGGAACATCTGCTCGTTTCTTAATGTTTCCTGGTTTGCTTCATACTGTCTCTGGTTTTGCGCAGAGAGCATATTATATTCATACTGAAACTGGTCACTTAAATTAGCTGCATCTATCGCTGCATTTTGGGCAGCGTTGGCAGCAATAGCCTGACCTACGCTCATAATCCCTGTAACAATACCGACAGCAACTGGATTACACATAATTAAATCTTCACAAATTCATAAAATGGTAGGCCTTCATAACCAAAAACTTCGTGTTTTTTTATGATAGTAAACCCCATATACAACAACCATCTTAGATGAACTGTGTTTCGTGCATCAATATAGTTGTACAAAACAGGGTAAAGTTTTTGTAATTTTTTTAATTCTATCCTAGATTGCCTTAAAAACTCGTATTTGTCTCTAGTATCTTTAAGCATATTTTCGCAGCCAAGCAACCATATAGAAGCAGAAGTGTCAGATGTCCTGCTTAATCCCCACATTGCTATGGGATAACCATGCCTACTAATCGTAGTCATACAAGGCTTGCTTGTAAAATATCCTTCAAATAACGATTGTATTGGGCTGCTTCCTGCATTAGCAAAACACTCCTCTCGATCTTCTTTTCTCATGCGTGCAGCAATGTAAGCCACATCATCTATAGTCGCTGGCCGACTAAATAATTTTATAGCCTTCTCGCTCGTTCTTGATACCATCCTTCCCATTCTGCTGACTGTACCCTACAGGGTAACGGAGAATCACTAAAGAGTACAATCTTTGTTTCTATATTTTGCGCCATAACAGGAACTCTAAACTTACCTGTAGCTAGTGAAGGTGTACCTATCGGAAACTGACCACTACCTATCTTGTATCCGTTAAAAGGATAAGTTAATTCATCTCTCTGCCCTGGTGTAATCTTCATAGAAAAGTTAGATGTTTCATCAAACACAATACTCCAAGTTCGTAGTTGTAGTCTTGGGTTAGCCAGTACAGCTAAACCTCCTCCAGGAGGTGTTTCTTTTAGATATGGTGTAGAAAATTCATAGGTCATATTATATATTTCCCCTACAAAAAACTTTGCGCTACTTAAATCTCCAGGTACAGTCATAGTTCCGTTACCACTAGCTCCACCTGTAAGAGTTTCAGCTGTAGCTTTTATAACTTGTCCATGTGCAATAGTATTGTTTGAAGCAAACCTACCTACTACTGCCATTGTTCCTGTACCCGACATAGGATACGGCAATGTAATTACAGTCTGCACTCCTAATGCGCCTGAGTTTATAAGAGATGTGGAGCAAGTAGCTTCTGTAGTTTTTCTATCTAACAATATTTCAAACTCTGTACCACTATCTACAGTTTCAGGTCTTAGTTGTGTCTTTTCTAGGTACACTCCATCTGAATATTCAACACAAGTATATAAATCACTATCTAAAATATTGCCACCTAATAATGTTTTGTTAGCAGCAACCTCCCAATACGACCAGGATGACTGTAACTTTTGGTCATCATCAAAGAAAAATTTATAGATATAAACCCTGCGTGGCTGGTCTTTGCTAATCATTGTTATTACTTCTTCTGACACAGAAGGAGACATACTAATTAAATTACCTGGTACAAATCTAGGTACTGAAGATGTTACCTCTTCTGATAAAGGTATTGGTCCACTAGCATCAGGCAAGAAGTATTCTCTCAAGCCACTAAAGTCTCCTTTCGGTATGCCAAAGTAAACAGTTCGACCAACACCTATAGGGTCGATAGCATCGACAATATCAAATGTAGTTATAGCAGTTATAGTTGCCGTCTTTTGCGTGAGGGCTGTGCCTACAGTTGTCGAACCAGTATCTAATCTAAACTGTCCGTGCAAACTGAATAATAACAATGTGTTTGCAAAAGCCAGGCTGCTGTTTAAAAAGTTAACAGATGTACCACCAGTACTAATATCTATAGGGTCAGAATCTAATACAGTTTGTACTGTCTCTGGAAAAAATCTTTCAAATGAATCCGCAGCAGATAAGATAACATTTTCATCTGCTAAAAATACAAGCCTGTTTCTAAATAAGTTTATATTTTTTATTTTACTACCTACAAAAGTAGGGTTAGGAGCAGTTGTAGTATCTCCAGCTATACGGCCTGTGAAATTAAATTGACCGAAAGTAAATGTACCATTAGCATTTCTTACTAATGTATGAGGCATAGTTGACGCATCTAATAAGTGGTCAATGTTTGGCGCAACAGTTTCTCTCCATACACCTGGACCAAAACCACTACCAGCTGTAGCTTCAAACTTAACAAAGTAATCATCAAATGCTGTAACAGCAGAACCTTGGATCTTAACTGTAAAGTTATGCTCTGCAATAGTAGGCAAATCAGTAATACTATCTACTGTTCCTTTTATCGCTGATGTTGCATCTGCTGTTTTTGTGTCACTACTTTCTAGTGTATAGTCGCCACCATCATCCTTAGTAATTCTAATTATATAGTCAGTATTAGTTACTGTAAAACCAGATATAGTATTAAGCTGCGTAGCTAAGTCGTTTGCAATCGTTACAGTATCAGGAGCAGTACCAGAAGAGTTGCCAGTAGTCACGCTCTTTTCTGTGCCATTTAATCTAACTCTGTATGTAGTAGAAAAGTCAGCAGATTTTATAAATACCATTGACTTTGTACCCCAGTTATATGACTTGTTTGTGGTATTCATAGCAACTGTTTTTTCTCTGTTTACTATGAATGTAAAGTCGGCAATAGAAGCGACCCTAAATGTAGAGCTAGGTTCTCCTGTAATATTTAAATAGCTAGTGCCGTTAGGTGTAGATACTGTCTGTGCATTTCCATCTAAATCAAATACTTTTATAGCGTTATCTTGTATAAAAATTAAATATCTTATTACACCATCTCTATCAACAATGTGTGTAAATGGCCTACCAGTACCAGCTGATCCTGCAAACAACTTCTTTATATGCTGCATAGGTGGCCTTTTCTTTAGCCCTTCAACAGGGCTAGGCATACAGTTAATTACTTCCTCTGCCTGTGATGCCAGGCGTAACGCTGCTGGTTGCTGACTTACTCCATTAATAAGATTAGGAATAGAGCTACTGATTAGTGGCATAGTTAACGCTCAAGTGTGCGAGAAGGTATGTAAGTATTAACAGGGCTAGTTCTATTAAGATGTCCACGCAACATACTGTGTTCTGACTTAGTTGTTTCTTCTTCTAAGAAAGCACTACGAGCCTCTACTTCCTGAGTCAGGTTCAACTTAGTTAAATCAGCAGAACCAATAATCGCTTCTTGTAATTGCCTTCCTGCTTTAATAGTTATATATTGCCTTGCGTGTTCGGGGAGTAAATCCCACTCAAGAATGGTTGTCATATCAACTATTAAATCTTCGTCAAATGTATATCTATTATTTTTTCTGTCGTATAACTTGTCTCCTCGTTGCACTACATCTATGTCTGGGTATTCCAAATTATCAACTACAACTCGACTTACATTGCTCGATAACTCTATCTCGTTAGACGAGTTCCGTTCCAATTTTTTCTCCAGGTCTGTATTGAACGACCAACCTTCTGTCTGTATTGTTCTGCTTACATCATTCAATGCAACCTCTGCTTGCTTTGCTAGACCAAACTGGCCTTGCAAACTATTAACAGGTGCTTCTCCAAGCATTTGCAGAACTCTGTTTACTGCATCAAGAAAGCTAGTTCGTGCTGTCATTACTTCTTCTTCCTTTTCTTAGCGGTCTTTGCTGCACGCTTAAAGTTAGCATCAGTAGGTGCGCCTTTAGCTCCAGGCTTGCGCATCTTCTCTCCACTACCAGCTTTTATTCTCTTACGCTTTGCGTGTATGTTTGCGTAGAGTCCTTTCTTTTTTGCCATAGTTAACACTTCCATTTGCGAAGGGCTTTGTTGATCCTACTGTTAGGATCTCTAGCTGTTTTGCTAGATGTTCTTTTCTTCTTCATACCTTTCATCCTGGCACAAAAAGATTTTTTCCTTTTGCCTCCTCCAGGTTGCGGTGCTTTGAGATTAGAACCTGTTTCTCTGTTGTACTTTTTCCTACCAGCAGCTGTCAAGCCACCTGATCTGCTCTTATGCTTGCCCATCTTTAGGCGAACATTTTTCTTTTGAGCCATTACTTTTTCTTTTTCTTTTTCTTAGGAGGTCTACCTA